CCTGTTCCAGATGAACTCCCCCCAAAGCCTGAGGTGTTAGTGAACACGTTGTTCATTGCCGTAATAGCAGTGTTTAGCACTGAACTAGCGGCGGCACCGTTTATAGTGACTCCAGAGACAGGCATTGATTCCACCATAACCTTCTTGCCGTTCTTGGCCTTGATTGTTATGTTGGTGCCGTTGGCTACAGCCTCCAGCGTGTTGACTGGGTGTGACTGCAGGAACTGTTCGTTAGAAGCCTGTGAGAGGTCGCTAAACATAACAGAAGCGCCAGTGTCGTCGAGCTTGATATCCATTGCCTGATACTTCAGGAAAGGGCTAATAAACTCAAGGTCTTTATCCTCGAACAATCGGTTGTGTACGATAGCTTGGTATCGGTACGAGCCGTCAGCGTTCGGAGTCTGACCTCGCTGTACCATAAATACGCCTTGGTCCTCGTCGTTAATTGTCTTAACCTTACGAATCTCAGCGAAGATGGTAGTGCCAGCGTGAATCTCTACGGGGTGGTCAAAGAACCACTCAATCTGTTGGTTAGGGTATATAGTACCGAGTCCCTTTAGTTTTTGGAGATATACTTGTTTTCCATTGACGTACAAGTGATACTCTAAGTGACAGTCAGCAGCAATCGTCTCGGCAGCTACGGTAGTAATACCGAGGCCAGCGATGTTAACTCCAAAGTAGTTAGGTCCAGAGTAGCCCATGGAGTTTAGCGGGTCAGGCTCTCCACCCAGTACCGCGTTAAACATATCAGTGTAGATACGTCCGCTAGGAGCAATGTATCCACTAGGTCCTTGGTTGGCCGTCAAGCTCTGGTCACGAAGCCCTCCCCACATAGGGAAGAAGTTGATGTCCGTACCTAGGTTAGTGAAGAAGATATTCTCTGCACCAGAACTCATCTTGTGCTGCTCACCGAGGAACAGGGAGTTCAATGTAGTTTCAATCGCACGGTCAGCGATAAGCTGGTCTTGGATTGGGTCGTACCGAAAGTGGTTTAGCGTCTCAATGTCCTCAGCAGTGAGGTCGATAAGAGGCGTGAGCGTCGTAGCTGGTACCTGAGCGGTAGAGTCCATGATAGCACCTGTAGGTAGAGCTGGCGTATCGTCATCCCGAAGCTCAGCACGCAAGGAGTAGCCCTCATTACGTCCCAAGGTTTGTATGGAGTAGATACGGAATTTACCGCCCTCGTACTGAATCCAGTCTTCGAATTTCAGTCCAGAGAAGAAGCGGCATACCACCTCAATCTTAATCTTACCTGTACGCTGCTCGTTAATCTCTTCCTCAGAGGAGCCAGCAGATGGTGAACCAATGTACTTGACACTCCCCCAACGGTTTTCCTTGATGGTCTGCACCTGCTCAACCTGCTCACCGCTTACGGTGTCTACTGTGATTGCGTCACGGTAGAAGCTGACTTTGTGCTGTAATTTACCTAATTGGAGTTTGCCCATCTTAATATACTTTTACGGTGGCTAGCAAGCGCTGCACACCTTCTTTAATTTCTGTTGTAAGTCCGCCGACGTATTCTGCCTCACGCTGTGAATCGTAGTGACCCACTAAGAGTAACATAGCTTGTCGGTATTGCCGTGGCAAGTCTTTTACGTTGTCGCCTCCATTGAATGTAATTTGAAATACATTCCTTCCCCGTGGGTGGATGTCAGAAGGAACACCTACTTTAGTCCAGTCAATAGTGATTGGGTAAGTCTCTGTCATAACGTAAGCCTTCGTGTAGTCATCTACACCTTCAGAGCCACTGCCGCCAGCCATGGATACCCATTGGCCATCCTCGTGCAAGTAGAGCAAGCTCACATCGCTGTAGGTCCAGCTTCCTGTGATATTGCGCAGGTGGTGAACCTTATCCAGTTCATCGTCGTCAAAGAAAACCGTTACAGAGGCTGAAAGCGCATCTGCAACGTCAACTTGATTGTATAGGTCGTTCTCGTGAAGGTCAGGAGTTGTAGAACAGAACACGCGGTTCGTGAGCGTCTCCATGTAATCACAGGCAGAAGCGACGTAAGATTTAACCAGTTCCTCAGCGTCCCCCTCGTCATAGCGAAGGTGGTCACGTACTATCGAATAAGGAACCATGTCCTCTGGATAGTAGTTGCTGTTTTTATTTATCTTCATAGTTAGTCGTGTTTAAGTAGTGGTGACTGAGGTCTCGAACCTCGAACCTGCCCCGAAGGTGCCACCAAGAGAGAAATAGGGGGCCGCAATTGGCCCCCCTTCCCTATATATCCTCAAGCGATTATACGCCAGTCAACGTCTTGAATGAACGCTTGTTCAATACTTCAACGTCCTTATATTCGTTAGCGATGATTCGAACAACTCCGCTGTTAGCCATTGTGTATGGGTCAACAATCAAGTTCAATCCACCCCAAGTAGCAGTTACGATTTGCGTGTTGTCAAAGAAGTTAATCTCACCAGCAGTAGCCTGTGAGCTAATCTCTCCGTTGTATCCAGCAATCTGCTTACGAGAAACTGGGCTACCAGCGAACAAGTCACCAGAACCAGCATCGAAGCTCAAGCTACGCATTGTGCGGTAAGCATCAGCAGCAGCGATGAATCGAACGTCGTTCAAGTCAACATCAGCAGCGAGCAATGCAGCCTCAACGTCCAATGGGTTGTTTCCAGAGTAAGCCAAGTTAGCATCGTTAGCGCGAATCTCAGTGATGAGTGCAGCGTTGAATACTTTGTCCAAAGCCTTACGGATGTCCGCTTGGATGAAGGCGCTCATGTCGTCACCTGATTGAGCCAACATCTGCTGAGTTACACCAACGTGTGCAGCATATCGGTTAGGAGACAAAACAACCTCGTGGAACAAAGGCAGGTCTTCAGCCATAGCGAGTCCCTGTCCTTTAGCTGCAGCAGCAGTTTGTCCTAGGTCAGCTTGTGAAGAGTTTCCTTGAACTTGCATAGAAACGTCTCCGCTCAATCCAGTCAAGTTACGAATGCCCAACTTAGAAGCCAAGTCTGTTGGAGCGTACTGTCCAACGATTCCTTCGTCAGATTTGCCGATACCACCACCGAAAGCAGCAGAACCTGAAGAAACAGCAGCAGTTCCCAAAGAACGCAATACCATCTCAGGTACGTTGAATCCTCCAGAAGCGTTAACACCAGCGTTACGCATCTCAGATGAACCTTCAGCAGACATTTCAGCTTCGAGTCCAGTCAATTGACCTTTAGCAGCCTCCTTGATGAACTTGCCGAAGTTAAAGTCCTTCGCAGCGCGGGCCTCAGAGTCACCCATGTTTTGTACTACAGCAGGTGTAGCGATGTTTGAATTTTCCATAGTTGGATTATTGTTTGTTCGAGCCTCAGGCTCAGAGTTTAAAATAGTTTCAGTTACTTCCTCCTCTTCAACAGCGGGAGCGTCTTCTGTGACTTCTTCAGCGACAACCTCTTCGGTGCGCTCTTCAGCCTTCTCTTCTTCGTCAGACTCTTCGGACTCTTCGTCCTCTTCGTCCTCCTTAGGAGCTTCTTCGTAAGCTCGTTCCTCTTCGACCACCTCTTCGGCAGCCTCTTCAGCAACGACCTCCTCAACGACCTCTGCAACAGGCTCTTCAACAACTTCCTCAGCTACAACTGGCTCCTCAGTGAGGGCAGCTTCCATAGAACGGATAGCAACCTCTGTGGTTGGATACGCTCCTTGTGTAGTTGGAGAAACGTCGAATAACGTGCCAACAGAATTAATAGTTCTCAAGTTCATACCGTCACGACGTTCCCATTCGTCATCAGATACTGTGAACCCGAAGGAACTGGTAGACACGTTGCCCATTCGAATGTTCTCTGCGAGGTCCTTGGCGTAGGACTGTTCACCGAGTTCAAAGCGGTACCGAAGTCCAACCTCATCGACTGAGAGCTCAAGTCCCTTACCCACACGGGCAAGAGGCATGTTCCAGTCATGGTTAAACAAAGCAACAGTGTTGCTCATATCAGCACCTTCGAATGCACCACGAGCTACGCGCTCAGCGAACTGGCCGCCAATCACCGTCTCGTCATCAAACCTTGCAGCGTACCCCTCGATAACAGTGTTGTTATCATCAGTGCGCACCTCAAAGTCTGAATTCAAGAACCTTTTCTCTTGGTTATTCATATGTTTGGGTTTATGATTTATGCTATATTTTTCCAGTTAACGCTAGCGATTGCTGCGCTACCTACGGAACCGTGGTAACCGCATCCCAATTGGAACATCTGCTTGCCGTAGCGAAGCAAACAAGCTCCAGTGACGTCGGATGCTCTAGCTGTAGAGTTAGCGTTACCAAGGATTGCTTGGGTAGTCAACGTATCCATCACGTCTTCTGTGAAGCTAGGGAGCTGAGCCCTTAC